TATCGAGTTGGTTATTTAGTGTAGCATATAAGTATTCACCAAAAGGTACACAGTCGTTGATAGTTAAGTTGTTCTTTTTAATTTCTTCTATATTTAATTTTTCAACATTGATATTGTTGTCGATATCTAAAGCTTTTAACAAATTCCAATTTTTAGGGTTATTAATTACATTCTCATTTAACATTTCTTCAATTGCCCACACCATATTACCGAAAGTATCTTCATCAAAAAGTCCATTCATAGTTAACCCTTGGTAGTTTAATTCATTTTTAATCATTTCATTTAATAAGTTTGTCATTGTCTTTTCTCCTTTGCCTTTTAGGCTTTTGCTTTAACTGATTACATCTTACACCATTAAGAATAGTTTGTCAACTCTTTTTTTAAAAGTTTTTAAATTTCTTTTTTAATTGGTGTGTGTTCCTTGTTTACATTCTCATAATACACCATTAAGAATAGTTTGTCAACTCTTTTTTTAAAAGTTTTTAAAAATAGAAGGTTCCATTATAAACGCGCGCGCGCGAGGAGCTGATTTTTTCTAAAAATTTTTTGGTGGGGGTGCATTTTAAAAATCTTCATATAAGTACACGCGCATATGTGTATTATTTATTAATAAATCTCTTTAAACACTCACTATAAAAAATATACCCCCACAAAACCCTCACAAAGCCATTGACAATCACACACTATGTGATAAAATGTACTTATGGGGTACTAGGTATCAACTCTTTTCTATCAGGCAACAGTTCTTTAGCTAGATATACCTGTAGACTAATACTATGGACTGTGCGTATAGTCTTTACCCTAAAGTGTCTGTATGGTTGTGATTGGGCTCTATTAACTTTAGCTCTATTATAGCTAATGCATTCACTATAATCTATTAAGCACTTTGTCGACAATGTGTTAACGTAGTGTTGAATATGTGGGTTGTCTGTGGTACAATTAAGGTATCAAGATTTGCCCTATAACACAACTAGGTAGGGCTTATCCCCTATCTTTTTATTTTAAGGAGGACTTTATGGAAGAACAAACTGTTACTTTAGAAGAGAGACAAAGCGACTATATTAGGGGGCTCATAGACAAGGATGCCGACCTACCAACTGCAGAGCGCAAGATGTTCAAGAAAATGGCTAAGTATTTTGCGCTTAATTTTCAAGATAACCTTACTTTAACCTCTATGGACTTGAGTGTTAAGTATGGGGTGTATACTCCTGACCAATGGAGGGACTTCTTGAATTACCCAGCCATGTATAAGTACATTGACCAATACAAGACTGAACGTATGAAACAAATAGCCGATCAAGCCATGCTATCTGGGGATAGTAATGGTATTAAACTTAGAGCTGAGCTAGATAGGGCAGGCGGGGGTAACTATAATAATTTGATTATCCTTAGACTGCCTGATAGAGATGACAACATAGATGACACTAGACATTAAATCATTAGGTTTTGACAAAAATCATAATAGGTCTTACAAATGTCCTATGTGTGGTGAGACAATATCTATAGTGCCTAATACGTTCTATGGTAGATGTCCTGCCTGTCAAGCTACTCTTATAGATTATAAGCCTAAACCTCACCAAGAGAATTTTCACAAGTCTAACGCTCAGATAAGACTTAATATAGGTGGGTTCGGTTCAGGGAAAACTACTATGTGTTGCTCAGAGATGGCTGCCCATGCTATTAGCTTCCCAGGGGGTCGTTCTCTTATAACTGCCCCTACTTTGAAACAGGTTAAAGAGGCTGTTATACCAGAGTTAGATAAGTTCATGCCACCGTGGGTAGTTAAAAAACGTGTTATGTCCCCAGTCCCTAAATATATCTTAGAGAACGGACATGAGATTGTAGTATACGCATCTACAGATGAACAAAACTTAAGGTCTTTAAACCTTACTGCTTTCTATATAGAAGAAGCCTCTAATGTTGACAAGGAAATCTTTGACCAGTTACAAGCCCGACTTAGAAATAAAGCTGCTGTAGAGTTTGATGAGTTAGGTAATGAAGTGGCTGACCATACTATGGGGTTGATTTGTACTAACCCTGATGAGTCATGGGTACGTGATGAGGTGCTTATGAAGTCATCTAAAATATTTACATCAAAATCAATTGATAGAACAAATTATGATAAGCTTAAAACTAAAGATTCTGTAGCTAATTATCATTCTTTCCTATCTAGTTCACGTGATAATGATTCTCTTCCTATGCACTTTATTAGAAACTTGATTGCTGGTAAAACTAGAGCGTGGATACGTAAATACATTGACTGTTATTTAGATGTTAAAGAAGGTGCTGTATACAGTAACTTTATGGAGAATGTTATAGAACCTTTCCCTATTCCCGAAACGTGGAAGCGTGTTTATGGGTTTGATAAAGGTTATAGAGATGAAACAGCTATGACTTGTGGAGCAATACACCCTTTAACAGGTATTATCTACATTTATGATGAATACTATGTGGCTGAACAACCTATGGGGTATCATGCTGTCAAGCTTAAAGAGAAACTTAAAAACTACACTTTATACCTACCTATTCAAGCTGACCCCACTGTCTGTAGCAGAAATGAAAGAGATGGTAACACCTATCAGAAATATATGTATAGTATCTCAGGGGGTGGAAAAGATGGTGTATGGCTTGAACCTGCTAATAACAACATAGATATAGGTATAGACAAGGTTAGAAACTATCTATATGAGGGTAAGTTGAAAATTTTTACTACTTGTGATAATCTTAAGTCAGAAGCTAGAGATTACATATATAAACCAGGAACTGATAAGCCTGTAGACAAAAGGAATCACCTTATGGATGCAATGAGATATATGATAAGTCCATTGCCTGAAAACCCTAATGATTTCAATACAGCTTTAATGCCTGGGATTAATGTTAGTTACGATAGCCTAAATGATATAGGTGATGATGGCTATATAGATGACAATACAGTTATAGGAGGGTTTAATTTATGGAGTCGATAAACGAAAATGCTTTAGAACTAATTGCACTTTTAACAGAACGAGTTACCAAACTAGAACAACAAATTTCTCAACTACTTGAAAGGGAAGTTGTAGAGGGGGTCTATTATGATGGACTGAATGACTACACTAAGAGAACGTTGGGGGTAAAGCATGACAACAAACAAACGCAATAAGAAAGATGAACTAAAAATCGTACAAGAAAATGCTAGCAAAATGGAAAAAGGTGCTAAATATGAGGCAATGTTTAAACAAGCACAGAGTTTTGTTCAGACAAGGCAAGATGATATTGCCGAAAATGTAGCTTTTTATCAAGGTGACCAATACAAGTTGCCAAAATATGTAGATGATAAACCCTGGGTTATAGATATGAATGTACCCCACAGTACTGTTGCAATTCAAACAAGGGTAGCTTCTCTGAATGCTAATGATTATGTCGGGGAACTTCAAGCCTACTCTCCCGAAGATACAGAGGCTGTAGAGAGTGTATCCTCATTATATTTAGACTACTGGGAAGAAATGAACATAGATGATATCATTAATAAAAGTATTGAAAAAGCTGCTGTGTCTAGGGAAGCCTACTGCCATATTGTAGCTGATGCTAATGATGTTGTCGGGGGTAACGGTAATAAACGTAAGGGTTCATTTAAAGCCTATCTCTTAGATACTGCTAGTGTATGGTTAGACCCTAAAGCTAGAAATTTTGATACTTGCGATTACATTTTCATAACCTCAAGAATGTCAAAGAAGCAAGCTTTGAATACCTACCCTGAGTTAAAAGGTGATGATGTAGTCTTATCTTATAATGATTCACCTAAAGAACGTGGTGAAATTTATGTAGGAAATGATTACACAACTGCACAAGATGATGTAGTTACTAAGCTAATCATGTACGAAAAAATGTACTCTAACAGAAAAACTAAGATAATGAGAAGAACCCTAGTGGGTGGATTCTTAGTTGAAGAAAAAGAGATTAAAGGTTTAACAAGATTTCCTATTGCACAGTTGTTGTGGCAATCTGTAGAACAAAGTGCTTATGGTTTATCTTTAATGGACCAATTAAAACCTCTACAGAAAGCTATTAATTCAATCGAGAGCGCGATTACTAACACTGCCTTAGCTTACTCTAGCCCTAGCGTTATCGTTAGTAAATCAAGTGGTATCAACCCTGTAGCTGTAGCTAAGACAATAGGAGCTCCTGGAGTAGTTTATCATTCTAATGGTAACCCTAATGAAGCCATGGCATCTGCCTTAACTAGAGTTATAGACAGTTCCTTAATGGAAATCAGAAATCAATATATCCACGATATCAACATCATAGCAGGTATAAGTGGTTCATTCACAGGTAGTTTAGGTACTTCAGGTAACACTGAGGGTGGTTCTCAAATTGCTGTTGAGAGGGCTAAAGTAATTGAAAATATCATTTTACAAAATGTAAGTGACTATGTAGAACAGATAACAAGAATCTTAGTTTCCTACTTAAGTTATGTGTTTGCTGGTGATGATAATATTCAAACTAGAAAAACAGAGCCAACTACAGGTAAAGTGACATGGAATAGAAGAAGCTTGCCTGAAAGTGTTTCTAACTTAAACTGGTCATTCTTTATAGACTTGTCACCTAGAACTAAATATGCCAAGATAACAGAGCAAAAAACTATTAAAGATTTATTCCAAATGCAAAATCAATACGATACTCCTGTTAAATTGCTAACATTCTTAGATGTGTTAAACACTACATCACTAAGAAATATGGATGAATTAAGAGAACGTTATCATAGAATTTCTAGTCAAAATGCTCAATCTAAGGTGGAGTTAATATCTGAAATTGACGCTATAGCAACTAAATATGAAATACCTAGCTCTTTAGTCACACAAGCTAAGGTTGAAGTACTTCAAAATGAAGATAAGATGCCAACGCTAGATCAAATTATGCAATATGCAGAACAGATGAAAGCTCAAATGGAGGCTCAAATCCAACAATCTAATCAAGAAGCTCAAGCAATGGGGTTGTCTGAAGAGGCAATTCAAGCAGCTCAAGCTAAAGTGAAAGATATGAAACCTAGTGATTTAGGAATCCAAAAATAAATTTGACTAATCAACAAAAATATGCTATTATCTAAGGGTAAACAAATGAGCAATATGTTGACTTGTTTACACCTTGTGTTGTTGGTCTTTTAGGTTGTTTTTTACCTCCTTGTCTAAGTACCCAGTTAATTCTGGGTATTTTTTTATTTACTTTACAAAATAACGTACAAGTGCTATAATAACTGTATAAGTGGACTGGTCGCTACTAATAGCCAGGTGTATTATGGAGGAATTTAACAAATGGATAAAGACTATGAATCAATCGAAGAGCTAGAAGCATCTTTTGATACAGATTTTGCTGCAGAAGAATCTGAAGCGCCTGAAGAACTTGAAGTACCTGAAGTTTCCACAGGTGATGAATCAGAAGACAAAGCTCAAGAAACACAAGAAGAATCACGAGACAACACTGAAGATACTCCTACAGAAGATGAAAAATCCGAAGAAGAGAGTGCACCAGAAAAACCACAGCCAGAAACACCTCAACTTGCTAAAGTTCCTAAAAAAGATTTAGTTGCTTTACGTGAAGCTAAAAAAGAAATCGAACAAAAATTCAAAGCTGAGAGAGCAAGAAATAAACGATTAGCTAAACAAGCAGGATTCGGGAATGATGTTGATGGTTACCTAAAAATGCTTGATGACAAGCTTTTAGAAAGAGAAGCCGAAGCCTCAAACTTAACACCTGAGCAATATGTTCAACAAATAAGAAAAGAACAAGAGGTTAAGGGTAAGGAAGAAGTCTTAACTCAAAGAGAGCGTGCCATTCAAGAAAAAGAAAATCAATTACGATTTATTACCTTTGATAGCACTTTACAGAACATAGTTAAAGAATACAATCTCACTGATAATGAAAGAGATAATTTGCTTAATGGCTTAGGTAAAGAGGGCTATACCCTAGAGCAACTAATTAACCTGCCTAACCCAGGCTTAATTTTAAAAGGGGCTCTAGTAGGAACTATCGTTAGTAAAAAAGAGCAAGAAAGACTTGAGAGAGAATCTAAATTTAAAGATTTAGATAGCGATCCTATTAACTCAGAGCCACAAAATTCAAAAACTATAGATGAGCTTGAAGATGAGTTGATAAAACAAGAGATGGAAGAATATATGAGAGAAAGAGGTTACAAATAACCTCAGGGGGAGAATTTTAAATGCCAGATGTAATTAATAATTTAGCAACTGTCCAAAAGAACGGTGTCAAACGTACTGAATATTGGGCGAAAAAATTAGAAGCAATTATTAGAATTGAACAAAGAAACTTTGTGTTCACAAGCTTAGGGAAACAAGTTAGCTTACCTCGTAAACAAGGTACAACAACTTATTCATTCAAAAGACCTAATAGATTACCTATTTCAGCTACAGGGGATTTAACTCCATTAGTTGAAGGTCAAAAACCTACTGCTTTAAAAGTAGAATTTCAAAAAGTTCAAGCCTCAGTTAATCAATATGGTAACTACATTATTGAAACAGATGTAGTAGATGCTGTAGGATTTGATGATGTTAAGAAAACTTACCAACCTGAATTAGCTGCAATTGCTGCTGAAGAAAAAGAATTAGTAACAATCAACTCTTTTGCAGATGCTTCTGAACGTTGGGTAAATGGTAGAGTTTCTGATGATGAGATTACTGCAACTGATACTTTAACTTTAGCTGAGGGTAGATTAGCTGTATTAACAATGAGAAATGCCTTTAGAAAAGGTCACGCTAAATATGGCGGTAAGTTCGTAGGGGTTGTTCATGTTAATGTTATGCAAGATTTATTAGATGATGCTACATTGTTAGATAATATCTTAGTTCCAGGTAACGAAAATTCACCAATGAAAAACGGTACATTAAATTCATACCAAGTGTATGGTACATTCTACCAAGAAACACTAGTTTGTCCTAAAAAAGTAAACTCTGAAGGTGTAAATGTATACACATCTGTATTCTTAGGTCAAGACCCTTATGCAGTACTTAAATTTGGTAATCTTGAATGGAAAGAAACAGGATTTGAAGCTGATAAGAATGACCCGTTAGGTCAAACAGCTACTTTAGGATACAAACATTGGATTGGTGCTAAGGTTATCGACCCATTAGCAATTACATTAGTGTACTCAGCATCTGCATATGATGATGCAAGTTACACAACTGATACTTTAGGTGCAGCAGCATCTCAAGCTTAGTATAAATAGAGGGGGTAATAAAATGGCTAGAGCTACAAAAACTGGACTAGATGGTCTATTAGCAGATGAGGCTGAGAAAGTCATCAACGCTAAAGAAGTAAAAGAAGAAGTAAAAGAAGAAGATAAGTTTGATAAGTTTATTGATGCGTTTGAGAGTAAAATCATGCAACAACCTAAATCTGCTAAAGATGAGGCTAATGCACGAAGAATCGCAGCTAATGAGTATGTTAAGAACTCAACTAAGAAATTTAAGGAACGCTGGGATTCAGCTCCTAAGGTGAAATTTAAACTATCTAAAGCTTATGCACTTTATTTAGGAAAGAAATACACCTTTAACTATAACAACTTTATGGTTGTGTTGATTTTTGATGACAGGGTGGAAACATTCCCTGACTTCTTTGTCACTCATTTACAAGATAAGATAAACCGAGTGATGATGTCTTGCACACCTACAGAGCATAGTACTAAAATAGGTGAAAATTAATAAAGGGGGAGTTTGAAACTCTCCTTTTTTTGTGTTATAATTAACGAAGAAACGAGGTACAAAATTATGATAATCACTGAATTAATGACACGAAGTGATAACTTCACAGATGAACAAGTTTCTGTAAGTATGGCTCAATCATACATAGATGAAGCTATAGCTATAATCAATACAGAACTTAACTTACATCTGCCTTTTGTAGACTTAACCTCAAGCTACAGTGCATTGAACGATTCATGGCAAATAAGACTGTTTTTACCCTACTTGAACTATGGGGTAAAGATGAATGACACATCATTGACAGAAGCTCAATTTTACAAAAATGCTTTCGATTATGCCCTAGAAGCCCTAAGAATCTCAGTAAGCACAGCTGTGCCTGAAGAATATCAAGGTAGTGATAATGGGGATGGAACTTATAATACTGATGGTATAGGTGGTGCTTATGTTATGGATACTTCTGGTGCTATTCCTAACCCTGGTTGGTTCGCCAACTCTGATGGGGGTGAGTGGTAGTGGGTGTATCTCAAATAAACAGGGGTAACCCTGAATCTAAACTTGTCTGGCTAGCTAATGACCTATCAGGTGGGATTAATGTTAGTGATGCAGATGATGTTGCTATAGACTCTCAGTTCAGAGAACTGGTTAATTATGACCTTAGCCTCAAAGGTGCTTTGTCCAAACGCAAAGGTTGGGGACTTAAAGGGCATCATAGTTATGATTATAAAGCTGGGACTGACCCTAAATATTATGGCTATAGTGCAGACCGTATTAGTATGTTCTTAAATGGGGTACGCACTTACCCACATCTAGACAGAAGTAATTCTGGGAGTGACATACAAGCAATGTTATACTCATATTGCTACTATCAAGAAGATTACATATACGATCAACTACTAGAAAGTAATGAACCTAACTTTGTTGATATTAGAAGAAAGCTGTTTGAAGAAAAGAAATTTAAAATATTCTTCTTGTTCGGAAATGCTAAGACTAGCTACAATGGAAATGAAATAGACAGTACTTACTACCCTCTTATCAAAGCCCATGATGCTGATTACAATGTGGGAGATTCTTTCTATGTTACTCAAATGGCTAGGGAAGTTACAATTTACCCTATTGATGATGAACATCCTGAAGATGATAGTGGTTACGATTTTTACGATATTAGTGGTGGGTCAGTATTTTTACCAACATCTTATAAGAAATATGGTGTATTTAAACAGAACGTTGATACAGTCAACACTTATGATAGGACTTATTTCACTTGTAGTAACAATGGTATGTTTGCCTTTGATAAAGTGGAAGAAAAACTGATAACTTGTTATGAATCAGATGATGATGATTTTGATGTGTATGAACCTACTGCTTTAGATATCAGAAAGATAGGTTTTAATGTTTTAGCTAAAAACCCTTTGAGATGGGCAAGTACTAAAGGTATTACATCAAAAAGTATTCAAGGGGCATTTCTTACTATAGATGAAAATAAACCTTTATCAACAATACCTGTCACTCCAGGTCAGGAGTTTCAATTAAATGTCCTAACAACAGGTAATATAGGTAATGGCTTTGATATTACTATTTCTGTTGAGGGCGTCAATGATGATGATGTTAAGTATACAACTACATATAATTCAAGTTTGAGTACAGATGCTATAAGCACTTATGATGTAGTGTTTACCTCTCAACATACAGGAGATGTAGAGTTTAAAATTAAAATGAACTCAACTACAGACCCTCAAGATGAGTATGAACCCTACTATGATTATTATACGTGGGGTGAGCCTGATTCTAATGCTAAAGAGATAACTAACCTAGATGTTAGTCATTATGGAATTTTAGAAGCTTATTCCCGATTAGTCTTATACCATGGTAATACTATATGGTTCTCTGATATAGATAACTACACTTATATACCTAATTACAATTATGTTAGCCTTTCATTAAGTGATTCAGATGAGCTTGTGAAAATAAAATACTTTAGGTCTAGTTATATAATATTCACTAAAGAAAAAATATTCAAAATGACAGGAACTTTCGGGGGTTCAGACTTTGCGATATCAACCGTAAATGAAGTTGTGGGGTGCTTAGCACCTGAATCAGTAAAGGTGGTAGGTTCTAAAATGCTTTTTGTATCTACTATAGGGCTTAAAGCTTTAACTTCTGACAAATTCTTAATTGATTTAGAAAATATTGAAGATATAGACTCAAATATTAGTCCTTATTCTAAGGAACTAACTGAGTATAGTGAGGCTTTTGTTTATGATGATGTCTACTACTTGCTAACAAATCAAGATGATACCACAAACACTTTTCAGTACAACAATGTAACCTTAGAGTTGCCTGATATTATTAAATATTACCCTAGTGCTAAGACATACTCCTTTGATATGTTTCCACGTGATGAGTGGGGCTACAAGTTCAAGATAGGACATATCTTAGACAGTAAAGGACAGTATTATTGTGTATCAAATGAAGCTTTTTTAAAGCTAGGTCACGACTACAATGATTGTGGGTTAGATTATAGTTCAACCTTTAAAACTGTATCCACTAACATGGGCTATCCTCTACACCAAAAGAAAGTCAAAAATGTTATACTTAAAGTATCAGGTGGGGATGCAGCACAAGATATATATGTTGAGTTGTACGCTAATGGTAATTTAGTAAATGATACGTATATGAGGTATGTTAGTAAAAACTCTGATGGGTCATTAGTATACAA